AGGAGGCAGAGGCGCAGCGCCAGGCCAAGGCCGCCGAGGTGCAGCAGCCGGCAGCGCAGCCCGCGCCCGTGCCGGCACCGGCAAAAGCTGCAGCACCCGCCAAGACCGCCAGCAAGCGCCCGACCGACGACGAGATCATTGACGCCCTGGCGCTGCACTTCCGCGTGCACGAATCCAAGGTGATCGAGTGGCTGCTGGAGGTTGACCTCAAGGCGGCCAGCGATCGCATGGCTGCAGAGTTTCCCGTCTGACGGAGCACGCACCCATGGCATCCGTCAACAAGGTCATCCTGGTCGGCAACTGCGGCCGTGATCCCGAGGTCCGCTACATGACCAGCGGCGCCGCCGTGTGCAACGTCAGCGTGGCCACCTCCAGCCGCCGCAAGGACAAGAACAGCGGCGAGACGATCGAGGAAACCCAGTGGCACCGCGTCACCTTCTACGAGCGCCTGGCCGAGGTGGCTGGCGAGTACCTCAAGAAGGGCAAGCCGGTCTACATCGAGGGCCGCCTGAAATACGGCAAGTTCACCGACAAGGACGGCCACGAGAAGAACACCGTCGACATCATCGCCACCGAGATGCAGCTGCTCGGCGGCCGTGACGACGACGCACCGCAACCTTCCAGCCGACCCGCTGCCCAGCGCCCAGCCCCATCCAAGCCCAGCAGTGGCTTCGATGACATGGACGACGACATCCCGTTCTAGAGAGCACCTTTCCCAACCACCACCAGGAGTAAACCGTGACCACTGAAACCCACAAGCCGGACACCACGGCCGCTGCCACCAACGTGCCGGAACTGATCGCCGAGATCGACGCCGGCATGTTCGAACGCATGTTCTCCATCGCCCTGTCGCAGACGGCCGCCGCCGTTGTCGACCGAGAGAAGCCGGGCGAGATCACCATCAAGCTCAAGATCGAGCACATCAAGGGCACGCACCAGGTGCGCATGGGCCACTCCATGAAGTTCAGCAAGCCCACCATGACCGGCAAGGCCGGCGAGGAGAGCTCCGGCGCCACGGTCCTGTTCGTGGGCCGCTTCGGAAAGCTGTCTCTGGCCCAGCCCTCGCTGCTGGACAAGAGCACCCAGGGAAGCCTGGGCTAAACCACCAACCACAACGAGGACATCATGCTCGACAAAGACGCAATCCTGCAGCTGCAACAAGCCGAGTCCATCACCGCCGCCTCGGCCGCGGTCGACTCTGGCATGGGCACATCCAAGGGCAACAGCCTGGCGCCCCTGCCCAGTGACTTCAAGATCCACGATCTGGAGCCATTCATGCCCAACCGCCGCCGTGCGCGCGGTTCCATGACCACCCGCGTGCTGGCCGACTTCGCCGCCTACATCGCCGCGCACAAGGAAGATGGCGCCGCCACCTTCATCGATGTGGGCAGCATGAAGGCCACGGCCGTGCTCAACCTCGGCACCCCCAAGGAGCCCGGCCACGCCGACAACAAGGCTGTGCTGCAGCTGCAGCAGACCGCGGCCTACGCCGCCCTGCGCGCCATCGCCAAGGGCCTGCCGGTCAGCCAGACCACCGTGGCCGAGTTCCTGGAGGACTGGGGAACCGCCATCAAGTGCAGCCACGACGGCGCCACCCTGGAGAACAACAAGGCCATCCAGGCCGTGCGCGACATCACCATCGAGGCCCTGCGCAAGCTGGGCAACGCCGAGGCGCAGCTGAGTGCCACCCGCACCGCCTTCGAAAGCGTGCAGGCCAAGGGCGCCGAGCAAATCCCCACACTGATCGAGTTCAGCTGCGAGCCCTACCTTGGCCTGAAGTCTCGCACCTTCGCCATGCGCCTGGCCATCCTGACCACCGGCGACAAGCCCACCATCACCCTGCGCATCGTCAAGGACGAGGAGCACCAGGAGCAGATGGGCGAGGAGTTCGCCGGCCTGATCCGCGGCGCCGTCAAGAACGTGCCCGTGGCCATCGGTTCCTACGCCGCCAGCTGATCGAGGAACACATGGCCCTCGTCATCATCACCCTGACCGACAACGATGGCGACATCGACGTCGGCCTGCAGTCCGAGCCCAGCATGGGCAAGGGAGTGCAGATCCCGGCGTCGGCAATGACGCCGGCCCAGCTGCTCGCCACCCGGATGCTGAACGTCGCCGCGCGCGCCATCAGCCAGGAGCGCGAGGCCAAGGCCAAAGGCCAGGGCAACCTGCTCATCATCCCGCCCCACCACTGAAAGGAAACCACTGTGAGCACCGACAACCAGATCGAGCAAGAAATCCAGGCCAAGGGCCTTACCGCGCCGCGCATCACGCCGGCTGACATCGAGGCGAACATCGCCAGCGAGCATTACTTCACGGCCGACGAGGGCGTGATCGGCGAGCGGTGGCGCCTCTCCGAAGACTCCGACGATGTGAACGACGACAACATCCCCGGGGCACTCAGCCTGCTGACCTTCTGCGTGCTGGTGCTGCGCAACGGCTTCACCGTGACCGGCGAGAGCGCCTGCGCCAGCCCTGAGAACTTCGACGCTGAGATCGGCCGCAAGATCGCCCGCCAGAACGCGGTGCAGAAGATCTGGCCGCTGATGGGCTACGAACTGCGCCAAAAGCTGCACGACCGCGCCCAGTTCGATGCCGAGCCGAAGACCGGACCGCGCGCCACCGACTGCCCGCACGCCGCCCCGCACCGCTACTGCGCCCAATGCGTGGCCGACCCGTGCCCCATCGGCCTGGGCAAGAAGGGTGGCACAACATGAACCTCAAATCCCGCTTAGCCCTTTGCTGGCGCATCCTGCGCGCCGAAAGCGGGAGCCTTCTGGCCCACGCCGAACGCGAACTGCCATACATCGGCGACGACCCCATGGGCCGTTCTATGGCCAACTGCCTGCGCGAGCTGGTACTGGTCTTCGGCACCCAAGGCCACTCAGGTTTCAGCGCCAGCTATGCACGCCAGACGCTTGACAAGCTGCTGGACTTCAAGCCCATCAGCCCGTTGACCGGCGCAGACGAAGAGTGGTTTGACCACGGGCACTGCAAACAGAACAAGCGCTGCAGCAGTGTCTTCATGCAAGCAGATCGCTTCGATGGTCAGCCTTACGACATTGATGCCGTCGTATTCCGCGCACCAAGTGGCGCGTGCTTCTCCGGCCAAGGTAGTCATCAGCCCATTACCTTCCCCTACACCCCGAAAAGGGTCTGGTTGGATGTCGATGCTGAAGGGAAACCGTTGGACGGATGGGATCGCAAAGGCATCTGCCCGGCTTGGGCGGCCGAATAGGGAGCAACCTCATGAAACGGCAAGCCATCCAATCCAAGATCGCAGACATCGAGCAGCTGCGGCTCTATCCCTTCCCGGTACGGCCGGTGGCTGTGGCGCGCGCGGTGCGCACGGGCCGGGCCACCGTGGCCATCGGCAAGGACGGCAGGATCTACACCACCCAGGCTGATGCCGCGGTGTACTGGACCACCGTGGACCGCAAGGCAGACACCATTGCCTGTCTGGTCAAGCTCAACATGCTGTCGGCCAAGGCCGTGGCGCAGCACCGCGCGGCCGAGCAGGAGGAGACCAGGGCCCGGGCCATCAAGTACGCCGCCGACTCGGTGCTGGACAACGCGGCCGTCGCAGGCATCACCCTGACCAAGGCCCAGCACAAGCAGCTGCTGGCGGCCGCCAAGAGCAAGGTGGACGCGCCATGAGCCTACCCTACGAGAACAGCACCAGCGGCGAGCGCGCCCTGGGCGAGATCCAGAAGCTGCTGCGCGGCTTCGGCTGCAACAAGTTCGGCAGCATGTCGGACGACGAGGCCCAGGAGATCCTGGTGCAGTTCGAGTATCGCGGCCGGCCGGTCAGCGTCAAGGCGTCGATCCGTGGCTATGCCGCAGCCTGGCTCAAGGCGCACCCCTACAGCACGCGCAGCCGCAGCACGCGCGCCGACTACGAGCGCAAGGCCCTGGAGATCGCCAGCGTGGCGGTCTACTCAATCCTGCGCGACTGGATCAAGGGCCAGATCACGGCCGTGGAAACCGGCATCCTGACCTTCGAGGGTGCGTTCCTCGGCCAGATCCTGCTGACCAGTGGCAAGACAGTGCTGGAGCATGCCCAGCAGTCCAAGCTGCTGCCGGCGCTGGAAGGTCCGAAATGACAGTCGCAGACCTGATCGCTGAGTTACAGCGCCAGCCGCAGGGCCGGCCCGTGCGCGTCGTCATGCGCGAGGTCTTCTTTCGAGACGAGACGGGTGAGTCGATGATTCGCGTCAGCGAAGAAGAAGCCACCGAGGCCGATGCCGTGAGCAACGAAGGCCCGTATGTGCTGATTCGGGGGAAGTGATGCGCACCCTGACCCTGCCCCTCAAGGCCGTCTACTTCAACCAGATCAAGGCCGGCGAGAAGCCCGAGGAATACCGGCTGTGCACGCCCTACTGGGCCCGGCGCCTGGTGGGCCGCGAGTATGACCAGATCGTGCTGACCCTGGGCTACCCGCAGGCCGATGACGCCGAGCGCCGGCTGGTTCGGCCGTGGCGCGGCTACACGATCAAGACCCTGCAGCACCACCATTTCGGGCCGAGCCCGGTGACGGTGTACGCCATCGATGTGAGGGAATCATGACACCTGAACAGCAGACCATGGCAAAAGCCCTGAACCAGTGTGCTCTGTGGCCTGGCACGAATACCAGGCGATTCGCCGCCGACATGGCTCACCTCGCTGAACATGACCCCGGCCGGGAGATCACACCGAAGCAGGCCGAGTTCCTGCGCACCGCCGTGATTCGCTACCGCCGTCAGATCCCGCGCGACGTTGTCGAGATCGCCAAATCACTTGCACCAGAAACTGAGACAGCACCATGACCGATTCCATCGAAACCACCGAGCGCGAAGCCCTGGCGGCCATTGTTCCGCGCCGGCCTGTCGAGATCGAGACGGCCCGCGAGCGCGCGCTGTTTGCCGTCCAGAACCAGGATGTGGCCCACACCCCCGAGATGTTCCGCGAGATCATCAAGAGCCTGCTGGAGGATCCGAACCACGCCCAACCAACACCGCAAGTCTGTGTTGCTTGTGGCAAGCCATGGGACGGTCAGATGTGCCCCCAGTCTATGAATGGCTGGACGTTCCCGGTTTGCCAGCCGATAGTCGCGCAGGCGCCGAGCCCTGCAGACGCTGCCGCAAGCGCCTCGGCCATCCAGGCCCTGAACAAGGCATTCGAGGACGGCCTGGAGGCCTTGCGCGTGTGCACGGGAGAGATGCTCTCCCAGCGCACCAAGGGCAAGGTCGAGCGCGCCATCACGGCGATGTGCAATGCCATGCCCATCCTCGACCTGGTCGACGGCGTCAACGTCAAGGAGCTCGGCGGCCTGACCACCATCTATCGGCAGTTGCTGCCCGCTGAAAGCGGCGTGGAGAAAGGACTGACATGAGCCTCGCCCTAGACCGCGACGCCCTGCAAGACCTGACCGGCTACAAGATCGGCGCCAAACAACGCGCCTGGCTGCGGGATCAGCTGGGCATCGACCCCCCCATGGGCCCGGACGGCCGGCCCCGCATCACCGAGGAAGTGGTGAACCAGGCCATGCTTGCGCGCCGCCCTGGTGCGGCGGATACTGCACCTCCCACCGGAAAACCGAACTGGACAAAGTGATGGGGCGCAAACGAGAACGCGAGTCCGCGGCCGGCCTGCTGCCGCGCATGGAGGCCATCCCGGGCAAGCGGGCCACCCTCTACCGCTATCACCCCGTGGGCGGCAAGCCCATCAACCTGGGCCACGACCGGCTGCAGGCCTGCCGCAAGGTGCTCGACCTGCTGGGCCAGGCCCCGGACACCGGCCGCCTGCGCTGGGTCTGGGAGAGCTACCAGCAGAGCCGGCGCTTCCTGCGTCTGGCGCCCGACACCCAGGCCGACTACCAACAGTGTTGGCGCGCCATCGACCCCGTGCTGGGCGACATGCAGATCAGCGACATCACCGCCCCCATCGTGGCCCGGTACGTGCGCATCGAGCGCGCCAGTGCGCCGGTGCGCGCCAACCGAGAGAAAGCCCTGCTGTCCAACCTGTTCGCCCACGGCATCGACCTCGGGGTATGCACCCAGAACCCGGCCAAGCACGTCAGGCCCAACGAGGAGGAGCCCCGCACCGAGGCGCCCGATCCGGCCCTTCTGGCCAAGTTCCTCGAATGGGTAGCCCAGCAGACCCCGCAGCGCCGCATCATCGGCCTGGCGGCTGAGTACGCATCCCTGGCCGGCAACCGCAAGGTGGAGTTCCTGCCCCTCACCTGGCCGCAGGTCGACCGCAAGGCCGGCGAGATCCGGACCATCCGGGCTAAGCAGCGTGGCAAGAAGCGCGAGCAGATCGTGGAGGTGGTCAGCATCAGCCCGGCCATGGAAAACCTGCTGGAGAGGCTGGAATCCATCCGCCCGGGCCGGGATTGCCTGGTGGTCTTCCCCACCAGGGACGGCAACGCCTACACCGACCGGGGGTTCAAAACGCTATGGCAGCGCATCATGCTGGCGGCCATCGAGGCCAAGGTGGTGCCCAAGGATGCCCGGTTCACGTTCCACGACCTGCGGGCCTACTACGCGACCCAGCACAAGGATCAGAAGGGCGTGCTGCCCAACCTGCACAAGAACCCGGAGACGACCGCCAGGGTCTACGATCGCAGCAAAACCGTGCGTCGTGACGCGGTGTGATATTCCAGACTTTGGAATATTCCGCTGGTTGGATCAACAGGCGCTTGGCCTGTAACCCGCATGGATATTGGGGTGGCTGATGGGACTCGAACCCACGACGACAGGAATCACAATCCTCAGCCACATTTCAATATCTGCGCGGCTTCCCGCTGTATTTGTTGGAATTTTACTCGATTTCAGACCCGCATTTTCATTGTCTTCGCGGGCGAAAGTTCCACATGAAACGCTTCAGATCATCGCCGCCTCAGCTTCGCGCCTGATGGTCAACCCGCGCAAAACCCGACCCCCTGCCTTGTTCCAGCGCAGCAGCTGACCAGGAACTTCATCCCACTGCCCGGCGTTGACCTTGCGGCGCAGGGTGCTGACCTTGAGGTTCCCGGCGCCCAGGTTGAAAGTGAAGTCGATCAGGGCGGCCAAGCGCTCGGCGTCGTCCACCTCGGGGCATAGAGTGGCCACGGCCGGCAGGTAGACGTTTCGCAGATGCCACAGCAGCAGGGCCTCGGCGCGCTCCCTGCTGATGGCCGGATCCTTGAGGGTTACCCTGGTGCCGTCCTCGTAGAAGGTCGCCCCGTAGCCGATGGTCGGCACGCCAGCCGGGCACAGATAGGGCTTGAGGTGCAGCCCTTCAAAGCGCCGGCACAGCGCCGCGGCGATGGCCAGGGGATCGATCACTTGCCCCTCTTCTGCAGATCGCGCGCTGCGATGAAGATGCCGATGGCTCCGCAGGCGACGTTGACCGTGACATCGCTCAGTTTCACGGCCGCGCCGAACCAGGGGGAAACCTCCTGGATGGTCAGCATGGCAATCCCCCAGGTGGCGATTGCCGGGCGCATGACAGCGTTCCATCCGTCGATGAACTTGTTCCCCACCTTGCGGCCGGTGGCCTTGACGGCTTCCAGCCAGCCAGATGCTTCGATGCCCTGCACCACCCCGGCGGTCTGGGCCTCGATCACCTTGATGCCGAGCTCTGCCTGCAGCCGCTGGGCGGCGAGGTTGCGGGCGTGCTGTTCGGCCTCAAGCTGGCCCTGCAGGCGCATGCGCTCCATCTCCTGGGCGTGGTCCTGCTTCTTGGTCCACCAGGATGACAGCTCACCCCAGATCATGCGGAAGGCCGCTCCGCCGAAAAAGGACATGACCGGGCCGCTCAGAAAGGCCAGCAAGGCGGTGAAGATCTCGACCATGGTCATCCCTTCCGACTGTGCGTGTGCTGAACCGTCTCGACGACGGTAACGCGGCGGTCCAGGTCATTGATGCGCTCATGCAGATCGCCAGCGATGTCGTGCATCGTCCTGGAAATCTCTTCCATCTTGGCGTACATCTTCGAGCCGATCCAACCGAGGATGGCGGTCAGCAGGCCGAACATGGCCGCCAGCACGGCGCCAGCGATGGCGATCAGTTGGGTCTCAGACATTGCGCGGCTCCTCTCCGATGTCGACGTGTGGTTGTCCCTCGGCGTTGGCCGTGTGGTCCTCCGGGTTGATCCAGTCGCGGGCGAAGTACCGTGACACCCTCCCCGCCCAGCTGTTCTCGCGTCCGTAGGCGTTGAGCCGGTCGGTGACGGTGAGCTCCATTGGCGGGATGAAGAGGATCACGGTGAACACCGCGGCGTTCAGCAGGTAGTCGCAGACGTAGCCAACAGCCAACAGAGAAGCGGCGAAGTATCGAGGGCCACGCGGCAGATCCTGAGGGCCATCTGGGTTCTTGCGCATGAGGTAGATCACGTACCGCAGATTCATCAGCTTGCCGTACAGGATCGAAGTCGCCGTGAACAGTGCGAATGAGCCCACCAGCCACCACAGAGGCCAGTTCCACAGAGCGTAGATTGAAGCGATGGCCACGAGCCAGGCCAAGGCGATCAGGGCGAAGTTGGCGGCGTTCTTCATGGCTTGAGCGAATCGAAGGCGCTCTTGATCTCGGGCGGCGCGGCCAGCACGATGGCCTGGTAAGCCTGCAGCACCACGCCCTCCATCTGCTGCTGCGTGGTGCACTGGCTGAGGTCAACCGAGCCAGGCAGGTCGCGCAGCGCCTGCTTGCTGGCCTCGATCTGCTGGGCGAGCGTCGTGTCGGCATTGACCAGCGCCGACACCTGCAGGCCGTCCAGCACCTTGAAAATGTCGAGGCGCATCTGGCGGGCCTTGGCGAGGGTGGCGGCGATCAGCTGTGCCTGGGTGGGCTGCGGAACCCACAATTCCGCCGACTCGGCCCACTCATGGTCAGGGCGTTGCGCGTTGGCGTAGATGCCGACAATGTTGCCAGCTTGGTCACGGTCGATGTAGGGCATTACGCGTTCCTCCCGCGAAGGTCCATCCACCCAAGCGTGGCGATGTATTGCGTGCCGCTAGGGCTTGCGCTTCGCACTCGGATTTGCGCGGATGTGTTGGTCCAAACAGCGCCAGCCGTGCCCGCACCTGTTACGGTCGGGTAGCCGGTCTGCGATGCCAGCGGCGCAGCACTGGTGGACGGTGCCACATCGGTTGTGGCCAGGTCAGAAACGTAAAGCGCAGAACCGCCGCCGCCGCCGTTGGCATTTAGGTACGGTTTCATCTTTCGACCACGGGGGACGCTTAAGGTCACAGATGCTGCCGTTGCCGAAGCCGCCGCGCTCAAATCGAGGACGGGGCTGCCCCAGTAAAAATCGTCACCAACCTGAGTAAACAGCACCCACTGCGCAGACCCGTTTGTAAGCCCTGCGCCGATGTAGCGGAACTGCGTGTAGTTTGTCGGCAGCGTCGGGCTGGTGCTGTTCAGCGAGAACACCACATCTACCACGCCAGTGTCTGGACGGCGGATCAGGTAGAAGTAGTACCAAGTGCTGTTGGCAATGGTGCCCGTGTCCAGGCCGCCGTTGCCAGAGCCGACCGCCCAGGCGCTGGTCGTCTTGCCGATGCTTGCGGCCAGCGACATCAGCACGGCGTTTGTGCTGTCTGCCGCTTGACCAGCCGCAATGCTCATCGTCGTGCTACTGCCAGCGGTGGACATGGTGAGGCCGTCAATATGCCCCCTAAGGACAGTCGGCACATTCACCACTGGCGTGCCGTCCTTCTTAAAGATCAGCACACTCAGCGCACCCGAGCCATCCCGCTCGAAAAACAGCAGATCACCCGCTGCACAGGTGTAGCTCACACCACCCTGCAACGGCATCGTGGTGGCGTTGTAGGTCAGGGGTAAAGCTCCGGCCGCAATGGCCCATACCTGCCCGCCGTTCTCAATGTCTGTCGCGGTGACTGGTACGGTTCCGGTAATTCGTACCAGATTGCCAGTGCGTGCTGCCAATGGAAGCGTCGACGCGCTCGCAATATTGGCACCTGCCCCAATTTTTGCAGCCAACAGCATGGCCTCGGCAAGCAAAAGATCATTTGCCGCATCCGCCGCACTACCTGCCGCGGCATCAGCACTTGCATCTGCAGCCAATGCGCTCGCAGCTGCCGACACCGCCGAGGCATCCGCTGCAATCACGCTGTTGTTGATGTCTTCCAGCAGCTGATCGGGCGTCGACGTGCTGGAGATGTTGACTTTGACGGATCGAGCAACGTCACGCCGAACCTGCTGAACCAGAACGGTCAGACGATCGAGCGCATCGTTCAGCACTTGCGGGAAGAATCCGCCCAGGCTGGTGATGTTCTTAGCCTGGAGGTTGGGCACCTCGGAGGTCAGCGTGATGGTTTGACCCGTTGGCGGAGGCACAAGCATGGTCACACGACCGCCTGGGCTTGACTCCTGGTTCGGATTGAGCGCGACGGTGTAGTCCGTCACGATGGTTTTTTCTGTCTCCGCGCCGGTTGCTGTCACCGCCTGGATGACGACCACGTCCGTGTCCGCAAAGACCTTGAACTCGAAATCGAAGTCGACCGTGACGCCGTCGCCAGGGAACGGGCCCGCCTTTCGGTCTTCGCTGGAAATGGTCATGTCGCTGGCTCCAGTGGATGCCCAAGGCTACCCACCGGCCTATGCGATAGGTACACCCGCCTATTGGCGTTTGAAGCCAAACACTGGCGCTGCCGCCGTCTCGGCCGGCCCGTCTGTCTCGCCCTCAGCCACAGCCGCAACGCCCGTGATGGTGCGGTTGATCTGGGCGCTTGGCAGGCGCATGAAATCACCCGCGACGCTGATCGCCGCCTTGAAGGCAGCGAGGTCAACCTCGCCCTGGCCAACCTGCTTGGCCGCCTTCATGATGTCTGCAGCCCAGCGCAAGCCAACGGCGCCGCTGTATTGGCCGGACGGTTCGCCCATGAACGCGCTGCCGATCTGGCCGATCTCTCGCAGGCCGACCATCTGGCCGAGCACGAACGAGGCCTGTTCAGCGGCATACTTCTTGGCCAGTTCCTCGGGGTCGTCTTCATCATCGCCGCCGGGGATCAACGCGGCCTTGAGCAGCATGGTCAGCATGACCGGGATGACGTTGATCAACACCAGATCCGCCGCCTTGGCTCCGACGCTCTGGTCCGACTTGAGCACGCGGTAGTTCAGGTTCATGGTCGTGTTCATGAAGGACATAAACCCGATCAGCAGGCGCCACGCGCCGGTCACGCGCTCGACGCTGGACAGATCTTTCTGCAGGCCAGAGCCCTGGGCGTCGATCACGGCCTGGTCGGCCATGGCCACGGCCATCTGCTCGTCCTTGCCCCCGTCGATGGCCTTCTCGTAGGCCCCCCACCAGGTCGGGATGTCCACCGCGGTCTGCATGGTCAGCATCATGGCGTAGCCCCAGCGGTCGCGGTTCTTGGCCCACAGGCTCTGATCCTGGACGGTGTTCTGCACCTCGGCAATGTCGCGCATGCGGGTGGTGGCGCGCTTCTTCAGGAAGTCCGATTTCTCGACCGCCTCAAGGTAGGCCGCGCGCGGGCTCCGGATGCTGCGGGCCACGCCGCGCCCCATCCATTTCGATCCGATCACGGCCATGCTCTGGGTGTAGCCGGTGATCTGCTGCACGGCGGACAGCACGTTGAACGCCAGGCCCGTAAACGAGATGTTGCGAGAAAGCCCTGCAATCGCACGCTCGGCCGCGTCGCGCGCCGGGCGCATGCCGGCGGCATTGTCACCGGCCCAGTGCCGCAGCTGTGTGACGACCTCGGCGCCGTAGTAGGTGCGGATCGGCTCGTCCAGGGCCTTGATCATGCGGTTGGCGTCGATGATCCAGGGTTGCCAGTGCAGGTAGTGCACGGTGTCCTGCACCGCGCCGATCATGGCGTCCAGGGACAGCAGCAGCGGCCGGCCCTTGACCTCGTCGACGCGGGCCTTGGTGAAGGACTTGCTCACCGTGCTGGCCACCCGGGCCGCCTGCATCATGGCCTTGGCGTCTTTCTCAGCCGCGAAGCTGGCGGCCTTGCCGGATGCGCGCGGGTCGTAGATGACCGGGGCATAGCCGCCGCGCAGGGTCAGCGTCTGCCCGTCGGCCGTCTGCACGGTGATGGGCCGGGCCTTGATCCACTCGGGTTCCACGCCGTTGATCAGGCGCTCCATCTCGGCCACGCGCGGCCGGTAGCTCTCGTAGTGGTCCCACATGCCTTGCACGAACTGCCAGTCGGCCGCGGTCAGGGTGTCCAGCACGGGCTTGATCTGCTCCATCGTCCAGCCCTCGCCGCCGAGCAGGCGCTGGGTGTTGGACTCGTTGCCCAGGTTGAGCGCCATGACCAGGCGGGCCTGGCGGTTCAGGCTGCGCCCGATGCTCGGGAAGTGGATGGCCCGGTCGGTGATGCCGCCCAGATCCTTGACGGGCTTGAGCAGTTGCTGGATGGCGTCGTGCGCCATGGCCAGGTCAATGACCTCCCCATTGGCCGCGTCATTGGCCGTCGCCATCAGGTGCTCCCACAGGGGGCCGCCGGCCTCGCCGTCCATGATGTGCAGCAGGTTGGCCGCCTTGACGTGGCTGAAAAAGAACCCGCGCCAGGACAGCCGGCTCTGGCCCGTGGTGTCGTTTGGCGTGCGGGTGTCGCCCGCCTTGCGGCCCATCTTCTCGGCCACGTCCTCGATGCGCTGGCGCATGGACGTGACCACGGCCTCGAACTCGCGGTTCTTGCGGTCGGTCAGCACTTTCTTGGTCCGGCGGCCGATGTGCTCGATCTGGCGCACCGCGTCGCGCAGGCCCAGGATCTCCTCGACCGTGGCGTCGCGGTAGTTGCGCACCGGCATCTCGTCGATGTAGCCAGCCAGCAGCAGGGCCTGGTCTTCCTCGTTCGGGTAGATGAGCTCGCCGTCGTCTGTGCGGCGTGCCACCTCTGCACCGAACTGCGCGCGCTGCTCGGGCGTCAGCAGCATGTCCACGTTGGGCGGGATCAGCCCAGCGTCCAGCTGGGCCTTGGCCCAGGTGCGGAACTTGGCCCGGTTGTCCAGCTGCTTGAGCGGCGTGTCTCGCAGGTCGAACTTGTCCAGCAGCGCCATGATCTGATCGTGGTGCGTCGCCGGCACGCTGCCCGGCTTGGCCACTCGCCGGAAATACTGCAGCGCGGCCTCGATCTCGGCCTGGGCCTGGTAGGCGGCCTTGGTGGCGTGCAGGTTGACCAGCTGATTGCGCTTGTGCTCGGCGGCCTTGACCATGTCACCCTTGGCCTTGGCGGCCGCCTTGGCCGCCCGAGCCTCGGCCGCGGCGTACTGGGCCGGGCGCAGGTCGCGCACCCGCTTGCGGTAGATGATGCCCTTGGCGTAGTCCCGGGCCGCCTGGGCCAGCACGTCGACCGTGTTGCGTTGGCCCGGCACCTTCTCGCGCACCGTGACGGCCTTCTGCAGGGCGCCGAGCTCGGTGGCCACGAACTTGGCTCGCGCCTCGTTGTGCACCGCGATGTCGGCCGCGCGCTCCATGGCGCCGGGCGCTGCCACCTCGGCGTGATCCTGCAGCATGCGTGCATCGGTCAGGCGCTCGATGACGTCACGCGGAGGCTCGGCCGCGGCCAGGGCGCGCACCAGGGCATCCCCGGAATCGAACACCGGGTCGCCGTTCTCGTCGGTGAACATGGCCGCCACGACCTCGGGGCTCAGGCCGCCGTCGTCGCTGGTCATGCGGCGCTTGGACAGCACGCGCCAGATGGCGTTCTCGCCGGTGCCATACATGCGGCGCAGGTCTTCCGTGCGCAGGCGCCCATACCCGGTGTCAGGGACGTCCGGGATGACGACCTCGGGCTCGCCATAGGCCGCGGCCAGGTCGCGCTGGATGGAGTAGCGATCGGTGCCGCGGCGCTGATCATCGAACAGTTCCTCGAACCGGTCCAGATCGGCCTTGCCATGCTCATCCGGCAGCAGATAGCCAGCCTCCACCAGGCGCTCGGCCATGGCGTCCAGGCCCAGGCCCCCGTCCTTGCGCAGCACGGGCGTGCCGAAGACCCCGGACTCCAGCTTTTCCTTCGGGTCGATCCCCCAGGCCTTTTGCACCGCCTCACGGTCCAGGCCGCCCAGCTTGGCGATGGCAGTGAACAGGTTGTCGACCTCGGGGTTCAGGCCGCGGGCATTGCCGGCCGCGTCGTCGCCCTCCACCTTGTCGAATTGGCGCTTGGTCAGGAAGGCCCAGGCCTGATACACCGGCTGGGCCAAGACCTCCACCCGCACCTGGGCGCGCACGTCTCGGCGCAGCGCATCATGCTGGCGCTGCAGTTCCTTGAGCACGCGGCTGCGCGCGTTCTGCAGCCACTGGAGATCCTTCAGGCTCTTGGCCTGCAGTTCATCCTGAGCGTCCAGGCTGGCCCGGATACCCAGGCGCTGATAGGCCTCGTACTCGGCCGGCGTCATGCCGGCTTCCTCGGCGGTCTGGAACAGCGGGCCCATGTTGCGCGCGGCCTCGGCCTCGGCGATCTGCTCGGCCGTGGCCAGCATGCGGTCCATGACCTGGCGGAACTCGTCGGTGAGCTCCACATTCAGCGCCTTGCCGATGTCGCCCGGGCCGGCGCTCATGGTCTTGAGCAGCGCGCGGTAGACGTTGAGCAGCCAGGACCGGAAGGTCTGGAAAAGCCCCTGCAGTTCCAGGCTGGGCGCCTTGCCCTCGAACAGATAGGCCTCATGGGCCCGGGCCAGCTTCTCGTGATACGGGCGCTTCTCGTCGACCGACATGGTCAGCCAGTGCTCGATCGCGGTCAGTTCCGGCGTGTCGCGCACTTCGAGCCAATCGAGCGCGCGATAGGTGTCGTCCAGGATCTGGCGCTCGCCGTCGGTGAGCGTCTCGCCAGCGCGCGCCCTGGCTTCCATCCGGACCGCCAGGTCAAAGCGCATTTCCCAGAAGAAATGTCCGAGCTCGTGCGAGATGGTCGACAGGTCGGCCTTTTCGAGCACGCTGATGATGCTCGGGGTCTTGGTGATGTCCTCACCGAAGGCTACGCTGCCGCGGGAATCCTGCTGGTATTCGCGGCTGAATGCCGTGCCGCCGGCGCTGTACCCGGCCCGGCCGTAGCGACTGACGTCCTCGGCCTTGGAAACCAGGGCCGCCACGTCGTTGTCGGTCCAGCGGTCGGGCTCGATCGCATCGGCAAATGACGCAAAGCCGCGCGTACGCAGGCCATCGGAGAACTTGCGCAGCCACTGGCGGATGGCGGCCACCACCTTGTCGAACCCGCTCAGGCTGGCCACCTGATCGGCCGGCATGTCGGCCAGGGCCTCCTCGACCGCCAGCACGCGGCTCGATACGCCGCCGGCCATCTTCTCGTCGGCCGCCAGCTTGACCGCCTCGTTCTCGTACAGGGCCAGCATCAGGCTGTTCATGTCCGGGCCCAGCAGTGCGCGCAGGCCGTGGTGGCGCACCTCGTGGTGGCCGACCACGAACATCAGGCGCTCAACGCTGCCGAGGTTTGCGGGGAAGGCATGGATCTCGCCGCCGTGGTAGACGGCCTCGACATCGTCGCGCGCGGCCTGCTGGTCGATCGCATCGACCACCGCGCTCGGCGCCTTGTCCAGGGACTCGTAGAGATGGATGGCCGGCGCCTTGGGCAAGGCCTTGCGGATGAGTGCCACGGCCGCCTTGGCGTCAGCCATGGGGATGCCGCCGCCGGTTGCGTACCGGCTGAACCTGGCTTGAGACTGGCTTACGCCCTGGTAGAAGGTGCCGCGTGTTGCAGCACCAAGCCCCTGGCCGCCACCACTGAGCTCCCGATGAATTGCATCCAGGAATGCTCGTCGCGCATCCGGTCCATCAAGGAGGGCGCGAAAGATAGCGTTTCTTTGTACAGTGGTATTGCCGCCTTGACCAAGGCCCTTCTCTCGGCCATCAAAGCCAAGCATGCCGGGCAGTTCCGCATCGCCAATACGATCCCCTTCGGGTCCAACGAATGATTGTGACCCGGGATCAAAGTGTACGAAGAGGGTTGCATTGGGGTTGAGCTCTTGGGTGGCCGCCACCGAGACGTCCACCATGGAGCGAATATTACCCAGGGTATCGCCTTCTGTCCAGCGCAGCGGAGGAATGCCAAGTTTCTCGTTGCCCTGCAGCTGGTCGGGATGTGGCGCCAGAAAATCAGTGGACCCGTACTTGACGGCCGCCGACAGCATGTTCTCCAGCCGTCGGCGCATGGCGGACGCGCTCACCCCATTGGGGTCGCCGATGAACTTCAGGCCGTTGTTGAACGCGAAATTGGCGGCCAAGTCATAGATGGCGCTGCCGCGGTTGCCCTCGCCGATCGACGAGACGTTAATGTAGACCTCATCACCCTTGCGGGTGATGGTTGCGTCCTTGTTGCTTTCCGGAATGGTGACGATCCACGAATGGGTGTTTTCGTCATTCTCCGGCGTGGTGTTGGCCAGCATCCAGAGGGTGTTATCCGTCGAGTTGCGGTTCACCTCGCTGATCAGCAGGCCCTTGTCCTTGGCGATGCTCTCGATGTCCTTGGCCTTGGACTTCGGGTACTGGAACAGGCTGTCCACCTTGCCCAGTTCCAGCAGCACGCGCGAGATGCCCAGAACCGGATCCGCATAGTCGATGTTGGCCGACTGATTCATGACACTCGGGCCAGCACTCGACGGCTCGCGGATCATTGACTCCATCGTGCTGAAGTCCTTGCGCCTTCCCTTGTTCTCTACGAAACCGAAGCGCTTGTAAAACTGCACCAGACGGGATTTGCTGCCGCCAAAGTCGGATGACGGCGTTAGCACAATGCGCTGCCCGGTGCTGTCGGCATAGGCCGCCAAGCGGCGCATGGCCTCAGTGCCCTTGCCACCGCTGCGCTGGTCTTTTGGAACCTCGATCTTGGACAACGTGATGGTGCCGTCTTTCTCGATGATGGAATGCGAGATGCCGGCGTCAGACCAGCTTTTGCGCACATCATCGATAGTTCCTGCCTGGTCGTAGGTCTTCTCATGATCCTGCCCGGTCCACTCCAGGCGGTACTGCTGTGCCAGCTGCTGAGGGGTCATGCCCAGCTGCGCGGCCGTCACGGCATAGTGCTGCGCGGCCAGCAGGGCATTGCGCTCGTTGACCTTGGAGTCGAACCGTCCCAGGGCGTTCAGCTGGGCCAGGATCTGCTGCTGCAGTTCGTCGCGGTTCTTGCGCCACTCGGCGTTCTGTTCCTGCTCGGCCAGCGTGCGCTCCACGCTGGAGCGGATCTCCTCGCCCTTGGCTTCCATCCAGGCCTGCGCTTCGGTCCGGCTCATGGCGTCCTCGCGCACGCGCGCGTTGTCGATCAGGGCCTGGGCGAATTCCGTGCCGATGGTGTTGACCAGGAGCTCCGACGTGGGGATGACGAGGTCGCCGCCGGTGGCCACCTCGGTCAGCTGCTCGGCCACGCTGGGCAGCGCCTGCGCCAGCTGGGTCAGATCCAGGCCCGCCTCCTGCAGCTTGGCGCTGTCCACATAGACCTCGGGCACATCGTCCTCGACCAGGCTCTGCATGTAGCTGCGCAGGTTGTCCGGCGAGCGCTGCAGCAACTTGCTGGCCTCGGCCGTCTTCTGCAGGTTGTCCAACGCCTTCGCCATGGCATCGGACTGCCGGGCTTTGTCCTCTTCCTTGGCCGCCCCGCCGAGCACGCGCTGCACACCCTTGACGGCGCCGATCTGAGTAGTCCCGCCGACCAGGGTGGCGATGATGGTGTCGCGGATGGCCGCGGGCTGCTCCTCAATGAAGTCGGCCAGTGACTTGTCCGGGTGCAGGTTGGCCCACTCGTTGAAGTTCTGCCAGATGGTCGTGGCCACCTCGCCCGGGACTTCCCTGAAAACCTCATAGGCGAACAGCTTGCCTGCCGAGGCCCCCGCCTTGATGTTCTTGAGCAGGCCTGCGGCGCCAAAGTAGCGCTCCATCACGATCTCGGCCGTGGCGTCCTGCACCGCGTAGCCCGTCGCGCGCAGCGGGTCCAGGCCAGCGTCTCGCCCTTTGCCATAGGACTGACCGCCGACACTGGTTCCCATCAGGCCCAGCATGATGTTCGTGCCGTTGCGAACGAACCCGGCCGGCAGGGTCAGCAGGTTGGATCCGGCAGACTGGAAGCCGGACATCACGGCGCGCTCGGTATCACCGGCTGCAGGGTCCAGTCCCATCCAGTCCGCCGCCACCGTGTTGGCGTTGCGCTGCTGGTCGCGGAAGAACGATTCAGGCCCAGGCGTGCCCATGATCTGGCGCCTTGGCGTGCCCGTCACCCAGGCCGCAGCATCGTCCAGCGCCTGCACGAATTGATCGGTCAAGCCAGCAACAGCGGCCACGCCACCGTAGAGCCCGGCGCTCAGGCTGGGCGCACCGGATGCCACCGAGCGCGCCGCGCGCGCCACGTCCGTCAGCAAGCCGCCACGCGGCGCGTCCTTGGCGCCCACCAGGTACTTGGCGCCGGCCTCCAACAGGCCCATGGCGTCGAGGTCGTCGTGCGTGATCTTGGCGCGCTCAGGATCCTCGGCAATCCAACCACGCAGGCGTGGGCGCTGCTCGAGCACGGCCAGGCCATCGTCGACCTTGGCGCGTTCTTCGAAGTCAGCGCGGAACAGTTCAGCCGCGGCCGGCGGCATGCCGTAGCGCTTGGCCAGCGTCGTGTCGCGCGCTGCCTGGTCGGGGTTGACCGGCACAGCAAAGCGCAGGTTCGCGGCGGCCTTGGTCTTCGGGTCGGCATCGAACAGATCGTCGTACTGCGGACGCTTCGCCGGTTCGGCGTCGCTGAACAGGTCTTCGTTGGCCATTTACTTGAACCGCCCCTCGTTGAGGCCCTTGGTGTAGGCGCGCTCGATGGCGCGCTCGGCGTCGCGCGTGATGGAGCGCACCTTGCCGTCCCTGGACCGGATGACCTGGGCGTCCGGGTTCATGCGCAGGTAGGTGTCCAGCAGTTCCTGGCGCACCTCGTCCGGGATGTCGCCGTAGCGCTTGGCCACATAGGTGCCCTTGAGGTTCGGGTCGGACTCGATCTGGTAGCCCGGCTTGCGGCTGCGCCAGAGCAGCGCGTCCTGCTCAATGCCCTCGCGCACCATGCGCATGCCCACCGCCTTCATCTGCTCCGGTGTCAGGGGCTTGCCGTCGTTCTTGGCCACCTCCTCGGTGAGCGCCCGGCCCAGGGTGTCCACGAAGATGGCCGTTTCCCGTGCAGCGGCCGAGCCCTCTTTCGGGGTCAGGTCGACACCGATGCGCGCGACCTCGGCCTTGATGGCATTGAGCGTGTCTTTCACCATCTGGGTTTCGGCCATCTTCTTGCGGTCGCCCTTGACCAGGCCGGCCTGCACCTCGCCCAGGCGTTTAAAGTCAGAAACGTACAGGAACGGATCAAGGCGCTTGAGGTCCATTTGGACAAACTTCTCGGGCTGCTCGGCCGCCATCATCAGCATGTCGTAATACATGCCGGCCTTGACTGGGTCGTGGCCCTCGGCCTGGCGGCGCTTGGCGTCCTGCCAGTCGCGGATCTGGCGCAGTTCCTCGGGCGCCTTGTCGGCCAGTTCCGCCTCGGTGGCGGCGCTCAGGCGGCCGTTGGTCATGATCTGGCTCCAGCCGCGATCGACCAGCGCCTTCTTGTCACGTTGCTCGGCAGCGTTCAAGGTGCTGTAGATGTCCTTGAGCCGGGTTTCTGCTGCGTCTCGCTCAGGCCCGGTGAAACGCTTGCGCGCCTCGGCCAGCGCCTCGACCTGGGTCTTGCCAGAGTCCAGCATCTCGTCGCCGAAGGTCTGGGCCTTGACGCGGTTGTCGCCGATGTCCACCGCCTTGTGCAGGCGCAGGCGGGCGTCCTCGGTCAGTTCGGTGTCGAACTGCTTGAGGTACTCGCGCGCGTAGCTGGTGTTGTTCTTCTCCAGCGCGGCCGCCACCACTGCGGCATGCATCGGACTCAGGGCCTTGATGGTCTGGTCCGCCTTCTGCTCGGGGCTCAGACTCGCGTCCGAACCGATGGCGTTGACGATGACCTGTCTTGCACGAGCCACTGAATCCGGCTTGTCCCACTCTCGCGCACCCATATTCTGGCCAAGCTCAACGGCGCTAGATCGCTCGGCCTTTTCATAGTTTCCCAGCTCGGTAGACAAGTGGCTCTTGACGGCGCCCACAAAGCGGTTGAACTCACCGCCCACAGAAGCGCGGAACATCTTGCGTTGCTCCTCATTGCCCAGGCTGTTGGCAATATCGTCGATCTCTTTCTGATAGCGCTCGGTGTAGTCCTGGTCTAAGGACTTGTCTTTACTGTAATTGACAGCCGCCTCGCCCTTCTTGCTCGTGAAGCCTTCGGCGTCGTCGTAGGTCAGGCGCATGCGCGCGGCCACGGCCTTGTTCATGGCTGCGTTGATGCGGATCTTGTTGACCTCGTCGACCGCCTCCATCGCCGCCTTCTGGGCTGCGCCACCAGCTGCAGTCAAAGCCTGGCCGGTGCGCTGCATCTGCTGGCTTCCAAAGTCCTGGTATTCCGGGACGGTCAGGCGCGAGCCTGGCAGCGAAGTCGGCGCTACGGTGAACGAGTCGGGGGAACGGGGAACGGTCGCCATGGTCAATCCCACCAGCTGCGGCTGTCGCCGAGTGCCTTGATCGGGTCAGCAGCTTCGTTCGCTTTCTCGACGTCGGTCTTGAAATAACCGAGCTTCTTCCCGGTCAGGTAGAAGTCCGTCCCTGCCACGACAGCATTGCTGAACGCCGTCATGGTCGGATTGATGCCGGACGCCGAGGCCCGGCGCACGGTGGCCGAGTTCATCGAGTTGGCGGCCTGAGTGCGGTAGCCCCACGCTGCTTTGACAGCATTGGTCCGGATCTCGTTGGCGTCGACCTCGCCGATGTAGTCGGTGCTGGCCAGCACGTTGACCGCCGTGCCCTCGGAAAGGTCGATGCCGTTGGCGGCCATGGCCACGCGCTGGCGGGATTTGAGCGCCGCGGTACGCAACCTGCTGGCCTGGTACTCGCGCTCGCCGCGCAGCAGTTCTCCCTGGGCTGCGCGCTCAGAGATTCGGGCATTGATCTCGTCGAGATCCGCGGCCAGTTCCAGGCTGGACTTCTGGCTCGCTGCACCGTAGTAGCCGCCGACCACCGAGTTGATGGCGCCGGCTCCCTTCATGGTCATGGCCGCCGTGGCGAAAGACATAGAACCTCTTGCTGTTGGTGCCCAGACATTAGCCTCGCAGCTAACCTATAGGTACACCCCGCAGCGGCTGGTTACAAGCCTCTCAAAGCGTGCAGCCAGCGTGCAGCTGGCGCTTGGCGGCCAAGTAAGCAGCTTGAGCGTCCTCCGCGATGGCGAAGTAGCCCAGGGAACGACTTCTGCCGCCCACTGTGATATGCGCCTGCCATTTCCCTCTCGCCTTGTAATAGTGCACACCGAGCAGCCCCGAACCGCTACCAATCTGAGCGCGGCGCTGGTTTTGCTGGTTCACCGATTGCGAAACATCACGCAGGTTTTTCAGTCGGTTGTCTGCTCTGTTCCCGTTGATGTGATCGATTTGGCCTGCCGGCATGGCACCGTATGCGATGTACCAAGCAAGGCGGTGGGCGAGATACTTCGTGCCGTCAAGCATGATTCTCCGGTAGCCGTGGTTGGTAATAGTGCCGGCCTCAGCACCAGCGCGGACGTGGCCGCCAGTCGACACCTTCCAGGTCAGAACGCCAGTCGCAGCGTCGTAGTTCAGCATTTCGCGGGCGCGCTCCGCCGTAAGCTCGCGGTGCGATTCACTTGCAGTTTTGGATGATGTCATTCAGACCTCACTTTGAGTAAGCTGCTCTGTCTCGATCAGCCGCCCATGGTCACGTTGTAGGCGATGCCCAGGATGGTCGACGGCAGCGGATACGTCTGGCGGATGCACACGCGGCCTGTCTCCTGCCAGGATGGCGGCAGCGTGAGCTCGATCAGGCCGGTCTTGAGCGCTGGCGGTGATCCCGCGGGCTCATTGCGGCGCTGCTTGTACTCGGTCAGCTTGTCGAAGCTGGGCCCGGCAAAGATGCCGCTGGAGTCCTTGACCAGCAGGTAGATCTTGTCCACGTTCTTGGTCAGGCCCTGGGCCATGGCGCCGTCTACCTGGGCCACCAGCGGCGTGGGTTCCAGATCGGCCTCGATGGGCAGGCCAACATGCACCAGCGTGCTCGGGTTTTCCAGGGGCACGGAGCCGCCGGTAACGACCTGCTGCGTCATCACGGCGCCATTGGCCAGGATGCTCACAGTCTTGCCTTCCAGATGGCCCAGGCCGGTGACGGCCGAGACAGCCACGCCGCTGTAGGTCAGGCCACAGTCGACAAAGAAACCGTCCTCCTGGTCGCCGAACAGCGTCTCAGCGAAACGCTCCACAAAGCGCTTGGTGACGCCGCCGACCGTGCGGCGCACGATGACATAGACCGCGTCCTCCACGCCCTCGGCCACGACGCACACCGATTCGAACGCCGCCTCGCCGCCCTCGGTGTCGTGGTGATGCCAGGCCCCGACCTTCTGCTCGGGCACATAGGTCAGGCCCAGCAGGTCGCCGCCACTGCTCACGCACCACACGATCGGGTAAGGCGATTTCTGATAGGCCATCTGGACGATGTCCATGCCATCGAACAGGTGCGGGGCAAACATGGACAGGTCGCCCGTGAGGTAGCCGCCCGCGTCCTGGTTGAAAGCCAGTTCCCGCATGTGGCCACCACGCGCCGCAGCAAACAGGATGTTGTTGTTCACGATCAGCGGCTGGGCATTGTTGGCCCCCACGAAGGACTGAGGCTTGACCGACGGCGGGCTGTCGCCGCTGATGGCGTCGGAGTTGACCGCAGTCACGCGCCACTCGGCCGCGCCGGTCAGCAGCATCAGATCCTGCAGCGGCACGATGTGCCGGATGGTGTTGGCCTCGCGCGCCGCCACCCGGAAGCTGATCGCATCATCGGCCCGCGCCGGGATCGAATAGCTCAGGTTGGACTCGGTGCCCGAGCGCGTCATGCGCAGGGTCTGGGGCTCATTGACCGACCCGGCGAAACACCGGCGCTGCTCGAAGTAGGACACCGCGCCCGGGTACTTGCCGGCCGCATTGAAGGGGTCGCTCTGGATCGGCGGTGTCTTGGCCAGGTCGGCCTCGATGTTGTCGTCGATGAAGCTGGTTCCATCTGTCTGGCCGATGTAACCATAGAGCCCGTTGCTCTGCTTGTAGACGTTGTAATAAGGGATTCCGGAGACCGCGGCCCAGGTCAAGGTGTTGTAGTTGCCCGTGGTCAGCAGGTTGTTCGTCGTGCTGCCGCTGGGCGAAGGCAGTGATTCCTCCTTACCGTCCGAGCTCACGGACGTGACCTTGTAGGCGTAACTGGTCGAGCCTGAACCCGTTGGCGTAACTGTGGGAACTGCTGGCGCCACCAGATTGGACACGAAACTGATGTCGATCAGGCGCCAGTCCGTTGCCCCATAGCGACGCAGTTCCCGAGGCTTGTGGTTGGGGTGCGTGATCGTGAAGACGTCCGAGGACTGCACATAGTGGATGTCGAACACCCCGGAATAGATGTCGGCCTCGGTGTAGCTGGTCGGGATCTCGTAGATATTGGGTGCCGTGGGCATGGCGTACCACTTGCTGGCGGCCAGGTCAGTGGCAAAGACGCCCGAGGTGTGCGCCTCCCGGCAGTAGTAGTTCACGCCGGCCTGCTTGCGGATCTGGCCCACGGTGTAGGGCGTGGCCGTGACCCAGGCAGCACCATCGGCATAGAGCAGCGTGGCGCCCTGGGTATGGAACCGCACATAGCCATCGCCGACTTCCAGCACCATGGTCTGCGTCGTCGAGAAGGTGAACGGCAGCAGCATGGCGCGCTTGGCCGAATTATTGAGCTCTCGCACCAGGCGCGTGCCGGTGCGCATCGTGGCCGGGCCGTGAGGCTTGGCCTTGTAGTTGCGCATGAGCTCGGCGCCGTTCTGGTACTTTGGCAGGTCGACCAAACCGAACGCCTCGTCGGTGATCTCGCCGGCATTGAAGCCGCGGGTGTAGGTGCGAACGTCCGACATATCAGCGCCGTGCCTTGAGCGAGTCCGGAATGTGGTCGATCTGCACGTACTGCTGGTTCAGGTCAGCAGCCACGGCGCGCGACTTCCACATCTCTGCCATCTTGAGGCACCGCAGGGCCTCGGCATGTCCCTTCTCGCCCTTGATCATGGGCCCGGCGATCATGGCCGACAGGCGCCAGCCGAGGGTGATGACGAACAGGGGCGAGAAGCGCTGCGTGTCGGTCACGCGCTTCGTGTAGACGCCATACGCCAGTTCCTGATTCGTGTAGACCACCTCCTTGTCGGTCGCGTTGAGCTCGATGACGAACTGCTGGTAGTGGTCAGGCTGGCCTGGCGCCGCGGTCGCCGGCACGATGGCGCGCATGTGCAGGCAGTCCATGGGCTTGGCGTAGCAGAAGCTCCAGACCGGCCACTCGACATCCAGCTGCGCCAGCTTGAAGCGCTTGGTGGAGAACGTCCACGGTTCTTCCTGCAGCAGCGCATCGCGCGCCATGGGATAGAAGGTGGCGCAGTGCTCGGCCTGCGGAGATCCTTCTGGCGGGCTGATAGATGAAATGGTGGCGCTGTCCCCCAGGTTGGACAGGGCCAGATTGCATATGTCAACCTCAGAACTCATGATTTGCCCCTCAGATAGTGAATTGCTTTCTGGAGCAGTTGCGGCGAATCGCGCAAGGCTCCAAGGCCTACATTGCACAGATTGCAGAGCAAGCCTCGAACTCTTCCGGTGTCGTGGCAGTGATCAACTACAAAGCGTCCCCTGCCACCAGGAAAGTCGGACCCGCACAGTGCGCAGCAACCACCTTGCGCATCGAGCATTTCGTCGTATTGCTGGACCGTCATTCCGAACGACCGTTTAAGCCTGGCTCGTCTGTTGATCAGCTTGACGCTTTCCTTATCGCGCTTCTGCCTGTCAAGGGTCGCCTGTCGAGTGCATTGCTTGCACCATGCGCTAACTCCATTTTTGGCCACAGCATGCGGATAGAAATCAGAACGCGGCTTGTGCTCTCCGCACCGCGTGCATTTCTTCGGATCAGCCAGCTTCTTACCCACCTAGATACCCTCGGAAAAAAGGGGGCTCACAGTCACCAGTGGCCCCCTCAAGGCTCGCTGCAAAGCAAGCGAAGAAGAATCAGCGCTTCTTGCCGCCCTTCGAGCCACCTTCGGAGCTCTTGCTAGCGGCCTTGCCTGCTTGGGCCTGGCCACCAGAACCACCACCTTCGGCGGTCGTGTCGACATCGGTTTCGACGGGATTGCCATCCTCGTCGACCTCGATCAGCGTCTCGGACAGCCGCATGGGCTGGCCATTGGGGCCGGGCGGGAACTCCGTCGTGAAGAACTCGCCAGCCTTGACCGTCCGGCTCTCGTGAGAGATGAGACGGTCCACCTTGGTGAGATAGCGCTGCATGTTGTGCTACTCCTTAGACCACGGTGAAACCGCTGGCGTAGTGCTTCACCGTCTCGTGCAGCGGGTGCTCCGAGATCGTGGCGGTGAACTTGCCGGCAGTCAGCGGGCCCGTGGCCACGACGTAGTTGGCGCCAAGGTAGCGCTGGCCCAGACGCTGGGCGGCCAGGACCGAGGGCGGGATCGGGATGCTGATGCATTTGCCGATCACCAGTTCGGCCTTGCCGATGGCGTCAGTCTGGGCCAGCACGGTCGGCGAGCCCAGGTTCGCCGCGGCCGAACTGATGGCCTGGAACTGCACCGTGGCGGCGCCGGCCGCCAGAGCAGCCTCGTCGACGGTGATGTTCAGGTACAGCTGCTTGCCGGGCCCGAGATCCCGGGCCTGGCCCAGGTCGATGGTGTTGGCCGAGACGGCCGAGGCCGTGACGGCCTGGGCGCTCGACAGTTGCAGGAGTGCATCGGTCAGCATGTTGGTGCTCCTTCGAGTGGGTTGATTACGACACCAGCGACTCGGCGATGCCGAGGCCGTCGACGCGACGCACGGGCACGCCCATGAACGTCAGCTGGTTCATGGTCGTGCCGAACTGCGTCATGGCTTGCTGAATACCCAGGGCGTTGTTGGACTTCTCCAGCGCCTGGATCATCAGACCCTCCTGGATTGAGCGGTTGGCGTAGAACGCCGCGCGGCCCATGCTCATGTTGGGGATGCGAGCGATGGCGCGCATCATCAGCTTGATCAGGTTGGTCGCCGCCGTCGAGGCCTGCGAGCCCGTCACGCCCACCCAGTCGGAGACGTCGATGTTGGCGATGCGGACCACATAGCGCCAGTCCTTCACCACCAGACCGGCATCCATCTGGTACAGCGAACGAGCGGCCTGGAACCAGCCACCGTTACCGTCGGAGACAGACTCCTCGCCCAGGTCGCGGCTGTTCAGGCCGGCCTTGGAGCCCTTCGGGAACGGGCAGAACACCGTCTGCTCACCCCAGACCACCAGGTACATGGAAGCGTTGTCGGAACCAGCGCCGCCGGCCAGGATCACGTTATTGCCGTTGCCGGCCGTGGTGCTGGAGTAGCGGGTGGCCAGGCCAGAAAACGTCTTCTGATCCACGCCCACGTTGCCGTTGAACAGCTTGGAGACAAACTCCTGGCCCATGGCTTCGATGAACGGGGTTTCTTCGGACAGGCGCCACTGGGCACTGTTGCCGTTGAGGGTCAGCAGCTTGGCGTCGATGTGCGAGCGGGACTCCAGCATCGCGCAGGGCTCGGTGATCTGCGCAGTGGTCGACTTGCTCGGGGGCACGCCGGCGTTGTACTGGCGCCAGTAGACGGCAGGCAGACCGGTTCGGATCGTCACGACGTGACTGGTCGGCTGATTGCCCTCTCGGAACACCGCGTCCTCCATCACCTCGTTGGTCTGCGAAAGCAGTTCAGCGATCGGATCGACGGTGCCGTCCGGGTTCATCCGCTTGGACATGTCCAGCAGCGTCAGCTGACCGGTGCCCAGGGTCAGGCATTGCACCATGCCCATGCGGGTCATGTGATCGAACAAGACCACGTTGATTTTCTCGGCGGCAAACTTTCGAATACCGGGAGAGAAGACCACCAGGGCCAAAAGCGCCACCGTTACAGCGGCAAAAATCAGGTTCACGTACTTCATGGTTGAAACTCCTACTACGGGTTCATGTGGGGGAACATGCGCTGGGCGGTCGTCATGGTCTTGGCGCTTGCGGCGCCACCACTCACAAACTTCCCGTCCTCGCTCACCTCTTTGCCGACCTTCACAAAGGCCCGGACGATCTCCGGGTGCTTGTTCAGGCCGGACTCCGTCAGCAGCTTGTTCAGCGCCTCGCTGCCCACCGCCTTGAGGCCCCGGTCCGCCAGCTGGAGCGTCTCGTCGAACTTGTCGCCGCCGAGCTCCTTGTCGGTCTTCAGGGACTCGAGCCAGCCGGCCCGCGTCGTTTCGATCACCGCCATCTGGCGCGCCTGCATGACAGGGCCCAGCTTTTCGATGAAGGCCTGCGCCCCTTCCTGGGAAAGATCCATGGACTTCGCGAACTCGGAGAAGCTCTTGAGCCCGGCCTCGTCCATCTGGACGCCTTCGGGCAGCTTGAACGACTCGTAGCTCTCGGGTGCGCCGGTAGCTTTGGCCTTGCCATCGCCCTGGCCCTTGTCTCCGCCTTCGTCGCCGGTCTTGCCGTCGCCTTTGGCATCGCCTTGAGCCTTGCCGTCGCCGCCCTTTCCGTCCTGGACGCCGGCATCGCCAGCAGTCTTTCCGTCGTCAGCGGCTTGCTGCTTGCCGGCTTGAGGCGCACCAGTAGCGCCCGCTGCAGGCGGGTTAGACGTGGTGCCACCTTGATTGGTGTTGCCAGTGGCTCCAGTCTGGTTTTCAGTTGTCATTTGCGTTTTCCTCGACCATTCGCGGATACAGCTCACGGCAGTGCGAGTGGATCAGGCCCAGGGTGCGGTAGCCTTCGTTCTTGTTGCCCTCCACGAATGCCATCTGCATCGCGTTGGTGCTGAACGAGGTCCGGAAGACCCCTGCCCTTTCCAGCAACCGCCAGACGATCCGGCGGCCCCTCTTGCTGCTCATCAGCCACTTGAGATCGGACTCCTCGGAATCACGATCCTGCTTTTCCTTCAGACGCTGCGCTTCATGGGCGGCCTCCTGACTGTCTGTGTCCAATGGATGGAATTCGGTACTCATCAGGTTCGCAATCTATGCGTCGGTCATCCACATAGGTACACCCATCAGGTGTAGCCGGTCGTGCCTTCCATGACGTCGGTCAGCATGTTCTGTTCGCCTGTCTTGGCCTGGGCCATGTTGCGGGCCACGGTGGACTTGTCGACCATCTGCTGGGTCTGCATCTGCTGCGCCGCAGCCTCGGCGCGGCTCTTACGCACGAACGCGACCTGCTCGGATGGGACGATGAGTTCAGGATCCACACCGAGCATGTCGGCATAGGCGTCGGCCCAGTGGTCGGCATCGAACTTGTCCATGACCTCGGGCTTGAACTGGGCGATGTTGCCCAGGTTGGCCACATAGCGGTCGACCGACCCGGTGGCCACGGCACGCTGGGCCTGGGCCAGCACAGAGACGAACTCGACGTTGAGCTCCATGCCCTGCATCTCGGGCGGGGCCGGCGGCACGATGTTGGCCTCGACCATGCGCGAGAACGTCATCTCGATCAGCGGCTCCAGGATCTCGCTGTGCAGGCGCTCCACCACGGGGCCGAGCATCAGCATCTTCTCCTCCTGGCGCTGCGCGATCTCGTAGGCCGTGGTGCCGGAACGGGTGTCGTTGGCCAGCATCAGGAACAGGTCGGCAAAGAAGCATTGCCGCACGCGCTCGCGCACGTCGACGATGTCCTCGCGCAGATGCTGCAGGTTCAGGTTGACCTCGAACGCCGGACGCACTGCGCCCTGCGGGGTGGCCACGCCGTCATAGTAGGAATGGCCGCCCGGCAGGAAGTTGTTGGGTTTGCCCTGCATCGAGGACGGAAGCTGCAGCGGCGGCCTGGTCATGTAGTCAATGCCCTGGCCTTTGCGCAGATGCTGCTGCTGCAGCTGCTTGACGTCGCCCAGGGCATCCATGCCAGGCGACGAACCGTATTCATCGCCACTGCGCACCTTCCAGCGCGGGCACAAGGCGCTGAATTCCCTGAAACCGGACTCGCGCAGGAACTGCCCAGGCCGGGCATCCATCTCGAAGTAGCACGACTTCCAGGGCATGTTCTTGCTGTTGCGCTTGCGCGGGTCGCGGTCTGCGCGCGGCTCGATGACGTGCATCACCGGACGCCACTGATCGAGGTTGCCCCGGTTGTAGGCTGCCCGGGTGCCGTCCGAGACGTTATCGATGCCGAACTCCTTGACGATCTGCACCACCTTCAGTTCGAACTCGCGATAGAGCGTGTCCGTCTGGCCCTTGAAGTTGGTGGCGATGGCGTACTCGCCGATGGTCAGCGGGTGCTGGCAGATGATCGTGTCGAAGTCCGGCAGCACGATGGACGCGGCAGTGCCGAAGGCACCGAGCTCCTCATACATCATGTGCAGGCTGCGATAGGTGTTGCTGCGCGCGAACACCATCTGCATCAGCCGGGTCGTCTCGGACAGCCAGACCTTCACGGCATAGGACTCGTCCAGCTTTGGGTCGCTGGTCGAGAGACGGAACCACGGCCGCGCCGGGCTCGTCATGTTGGACTGCATGCCCGCTGCCAGGATGCTCAGGGACCGCGTGCCGGTGGAATCGATGATGTTGTTGTGCTTCTTCTCGCCGCGGTTGGCCTGGTTCAGGAAGAACCGGCCATGCCTGGGCAGCAGGAATCGGCTGATGTCTTCCCAGTGCGGGATCCACGATGAGCGCTCGTTCTTCAGAGCGCTCCAGCGGACGTTCAACTCGTTGCGGGTGGCCTCTGCCATTTAGACCCCCAGCATCGTGTTCTTACCCAGCGTGAGCAGTGTCGGGTCGACGCCCAGTGAACCGGTCAGGTTGGTGGATCCAACGCCGTTTTGCCCGGCGGCCTTGTTCTGGGCCAGGATGCCGAAGACATCAGGCTTCTTCATGTTGGCCTTGTTGAACGCCTGGTCAGCATCGAACTCGGCTTTCTTGGCGCGGTCGCGCGCCTGCTCGTTCGCGGACTTCTGGGTGCGCTTCTGCTCCTCGCCGCTGTAGATGGAATATCCGGCGTAGGCAACAAACGCTGCGACTGCAAATGACATGATCAGGCCTCCAGTTGCTGCGCGCGCTCGTAGGCGATGCCCTGGCGCCGGGTCTGCAGCTGGGCAGACTCGTCGGTCATCTCGTCCTCGATGTCGCGGATGTCGGTTTTGTCGGTGCGGACGAAGGTCGTCCAATAGGTGTCCTGCAGGATCACCCCGGCACGCTTGAAGCCCTTGGCCACGGGCAGGACGTGGTAGCCGGTCAGGCGCCGCAGGCCCTCGGCGGTCGTGACGATCAGGTCGCCGACCATCACGATGATGTTGTCCTTGTTGAGCAGCGCGCCGGTCATGACGGTGCCAGCCGGGATGATGATGGTCCGCGCGCACATGCCGCCGTGCACCACATGGCTGGTCTGCAGGTCGACCTGGGGCTGCTGCAGGGCGAACTCCTCCAGCGCCTTGACCTTTTCGGGGTCATCCGCACCGGTGAGCATGGCCAGCACGCGCTGCTCGGTTTCTGGGTCTACCAGTTCAGTCTCAGACATGCGGGCAATCTATGGCCCGGCGTGTCGGATAGGTACACCCTCAGATGTTCTCGTAGGGGTCATACTCGCGCGAACTGGGCGGGTTCGCGTGCCTGGCCGCCACCTCCAGGTCATGCGCGCTGTGCTCGGGCACCGGGTAGGCAAAGGTCAGGCAGAGCGCATCGCCATCGTCCGGGCTGGCCAGGCCGCGTTTCTTCATGCCCTCCTTGGACTCCAGCTGGATCTGGTCGGCCGGCGTGAACTGGTACTCAACGCTGGTCAGGTCGACGGCCAGTTCCTCGCAGTCCTCCAGGCATCCGATCTTGAGCCACTCCTTGGCCCGGCCCCACATCTCGGCCCGCTTGTTCAGGTAGATGCGCGAGTCGTCCGGCTTGCCGCCGAACTGCACCTCGATGACCTCATGGTTCAGCTGGCGCAGTCGGTCGACCACGCCACCACCCACGCCGCCGCCGTCCACAAAGCACACCGGGCGCAGGCCCCAGTGCTGTTTCAGCCAGGTCAGATGCTCGGCCACCCGGCTGGCCAGCTGCATGGTGTCCAGGCCGCGGTAGCGCTTCGGGCTGATGCTGCGCGCGTCGCGGCCGATGCGGGTGCGGATCACGCTCTGGTCGTCGCCGAACCGGGCCACATCGACGCCCACGGCGCAGGCCCTGCCCACGACCGGCCCGGCCGCGAGCTCGCGCTTCATGGCCTCGTCCACCAGGCCGCGCGGGATGAACTGCAGGCTGGACGCATTGGGGAAGACGCCGCGCACGCGCACCTTCACGAAATCGCTGTCCTCGCCGTACTCTTTCACCCAGCCGTTGAGCAGTTCCTTGTTGGTGATGGCCACCTTGCGGCTGTCGATCTGGCGGGTATTCCAGAGGTGGCGCTGGCTACCGAAGCACCGGGAGAAGGCGCCGGTGTTGCGGGTCGGGTTGCCGAACACGAAATGCATGGGCTCGCCGTCGGTCTTGCCGCCCTCGGCCACCTCCCAGATCTTGTCGGGCACGGCGCTGGCTTCGTCGAACAGATACCACGGGGTCGAATTGGCCGCGTGCAGGCCGGCGAAAGCCTCGCTGTTCTCTTCGCGGCAGGTCTGGCCCACGACTTTCCAGGTGTCCGGATGCTGGGCATGGAACATCTTGAGCGAGCCCTTGCCGGTGTTGACCTTGAACCAGTGTGCCGTGCAGCACTTTGCGGTCCAGGCCGCGATGTTCGCCCAGGTCTTCGTCTCCAGCTGCTGGCCGGTGTTTGCCGTGACCACGCCGTTGCTGTGCGGTCGCGTGCTCATGAGCCAGTCCGTGAGCCAGCCGGCCATGGCGGACTTGCCGATGCCATGGCCCGAGCTCACCGCCATCTGGATGGGCTTGACCGGGTTGACGCCATCGAACCCGCGATCGCGCACCGCGGCGCCCAGGTCATCGAGGTACTGGCAGGCCCAGGCGTCCGGCCCGAACTCGCAGTTGTAACGGCTGGCCCAGGGCTCCACCAGGCGCACGATCTGGATAGACTTGTCGGTGTCCCATGGGTAGGCGAACATGACGAAGCCCAGCGGGTCGTCGATGAACTCGGCCAGCTGCAGGGCCAGCTGCTCGTCGGCGGTCAGCTTGCGCTCATTGCTCGATGGGTTTGGCAATTCGTTTCCTTCCAGCCATCAGGATGTCGGCCACGTTGTCGGTGATGCCGTGCTCGACCTCGACCTTGGTGCGCCAGCGGCCCGGCTGGCGATTGGACAGCCACAGGGCCGCGGCGCCGGTGTCCGGCGGGTAACGCTTGATCGTCGGGGTGATGACGATCTCGCTGCCGGCGTTCATGCCCATCGAAACGGTGCGGATGTCGTCCTCCGGGTGCTCGTAACCCTTGGCCCGTTGGAACAGGGAGTGGGCAATCTCGGCGTCTGCCAGATCCTTGCCCCTGGCGAGTGCCTCCGAAAATTCGGCGCGCTCGTTCTTCCACAGGTAGATGGTGGACACCGCTACACCGAAGAAATCGGCCAGCTTCTTGTCGGTCAGTGCATCGTCTGCCTCCCGGTACAGCAGACATAGCTTGTAGGCCTGCTCGGCGAACTCGGGCCGGTAGGAACTCGGTCGCCCACGCCCCGGCTTGTCCTCCACAACCTCGGCCACGATCTTTTCCACAGGCAGCGCCTTGACCGCCCGCTTTTTGGGGACGGCCTTCTTCGCGGCCGGTTTCTTGGCCGGGGCCTTCTTGGGCTCAGGTTTCTTTTTCGTCGCCATGCTCCACCCTACGGATCAGCACCATCTTGAACCCCGCGATGGTCTGGGACCGGCATTGACCCTTGCAATACTTCCGGGCCATGCCCTTGGAGATCTCGAACTTCTTGGCCAGGCGCTTGTAACCCCACTTATCCACATGGTGCAGGGTCAGCAGCAGGTCGATCTCGGAATCGGTCAGCTTGGCCTGGTGATGATCCTGGCCAATGCGGTAGCCCTTCTCGTTGACCGCGACCTGCATCTGCACTGCCGTCATGTCACTGCTCCGG